CCATCTTAAATACTCACGACCTTTCTTGTTGATCATCTGAATGTTGGCTTGGCCATCATAGTTAGAGTTATCAACAAATACCATACGGTAAGATTCTAATGAATATCCTGTAACAGGGTGTTTTGAACGAGCTTGTGCAACTGGACCATGGTCAAACATATCATGTTTAACTACATTTACTATATGTCCATCTACGTGCTCGTATGTTGTAAAGTAACCAGTCAATCCTAATGAACGACCAGAACCTGTGATGAATCTATTCTCGCCACCAACTTTAAATGAGTTAGCAGATGCTCCGAAGTGATTCTTTAATGCCTCATCAAATTCTCTCATACCACCTGTTCCAGTGAAAAGAGTAATTTGTTTTTGAGAAGCATCAGTCATTCCGTAGAATAAGTCACCAATAATATTCTTTAACTTTGTTTCAGTTAAAGTAGAGTAAGTATCCTTGTTAATGATTTGTTGTAATAAACCAGGACCAGCGATAACAGGTTGTCCGTTTTCGTCTGTCATAGTTGTTACACCATTATCATCATAAGTCTTCTCACCATACATATACATCAACTCACACTCTTGTTTGAAGTGTAGCATGTGCTGATATTCTTCATAGTCCATCCACAATTTAGTAGTTGAACCTTCTTTAGTTGGCAATTCAAACTCTGCAACATAGTCTTTTGCATTACCAGACATGTGGTAAGATTTACGTACTGTACCAATTTTGTTACGTACTAAACCTGGCGCTGACCAGTTAGAAGCATTACCTCTTGAGAAGTCAACTCCTACGTTAGCGTACAATTGACCCCACATAGCACCGTTAGTAACGTCTGCCTGAGGAACAACTAAAGTTGTACTTGGATTAACTAGTTTTAAGTCGTACTCATAAGCACCATTCACCGCGCGTGGTTCAGCCATAATTCTACATAGTACTCCTGATTGAGAAACTAATGTATATGGGAAAACAAACCATTTGTCTGGGAATGTTACGGTGAAGATTGCTCCACCTTGTCCTTGATCTGCACCAAGGCTTCCTAACACAGGACGAATATGTTGAGTGTGTGATTTAACACGATACTCGTATTCAAAGCGATCAATAGATACAGTGTTACCTACACCTTCTGTCAACATAGTCAAAGGAAATTTTCTATCCTCACGTCCTGCGAGATGAGTAATGATAGGAGAAAGCTCTGTGGGTCTCTCCAATAACGCATTGACTAACGAATTAGTGTCAGTCATTTGCGAATCATTGTAATAAGTTTTTAATACTCGCATTTCAATTTAAATTTAATGCTATAGGTTCCTTCCTATAGACTTGTTAAGCTAAGATCTAGATTATCAACATCAAATGATTTTGATTTACCTCTACCTTTTGCACCTTTAACAGATTTGGCTGTTGACCTAATCTGCTTTCTCAAGGTTTTAGCTGTTTCAGTTTTAGCTTTTGCCTTGATCATATCTTCTAATTTAAAGCCCTTGAACATTAGATAGTCTATTGCTAATCTAACATCCATCTCAGCACTCTCATGATCTAGGTCACGCTGTGTGTTACCATATTGATCAACTGGCTGAGATACATAGTCAAAGAACTTCTTCTTGTCTCTTTGCTGAACTACAATACCAGAGAACTCTCTAGCATCCTGGATTGTAGTGTTTACATCAGACCAGAAACTTTGAGCTTCTTCTCTTGTTTGCATTTGCTGAGCCTTCTGTTGCTCTAATGTTTGAGCCTGCTGTGCTTGCTCATACTTTAGTAAAGCGTCTTTTGCTTTTACTGCTTTTCCGTATAACTTATCTCCCACTTCATAGTCTGTAAGCAGTTCTGAGATAAACTCATCGTCATGACCTTTTACTCTAAAGTACTCTGTAAGTACAGCTCTTTGCATCATTACATTATCTTCTGTAACTTGTGCATTTGAGATACTACTCATTCTGTTTCCCATGTTATAAAACTGTGTAGACTCTCCACCATTTAAAACATATTCTAAATGCTTTTGAATCTCTGGAAACTGCTCAAACAAATTATCTAACTGATCTTCAGCCATTGTTTGTGCTACATCCTGAGTCATTTGAGTAAGGCCTTCTACAGTATCTGCATAGTCTCCTTCTAGCTCATATCCAAGATTATTAAGAACTTCTGTGATAACAGTTTCTTCTATTCCATCTTCTTCAGACTTCGTAGCTTCAACGCCATCATCTGCTGCTGAGTCACTTGTTTCCTGTTCCTCAACTTCAATTTCTTGTTCATCGTCGTCTCCGTCGATGTCTTCAACCTCTTCTCCTGATTCTTTGACTGCTGCATCTTCATCAAGTTCATTAGTTGGTTCTTCTTTTTTTTCTTCTACCGCAAGCTCACTGGCTACTGCTTCTTCACCCGTTGTTGCTACACCTCCATCAAGAAAATCATCGAAAGAAATGTCGTCTAAATTTAGTTTCTCTTTATTGTCCATATTTTGCAAATTTAATATTAATTAGTTTATCTTTTCTTTAGTATATATCTTTTACTATATCTTTTATAATATAACACTTAGAACTTAGGGCCAATTGGAAAATCAAGAACTGGGTTTAAATTTTCTGCAATCATACCGTCTGTACGAACATTCGTCTGTCTCTGAGCAATTGCCTCATTAACTATTGTTGCAGTTTTTTGTAAACTTGCTAATTGCTCACCATCTTTTGACAAAATTTTATTAGCATTATTTATAACAGCGTTACCATAATCTCTATCATAGTTTTCTAAATATTTTTTTCTGTTGGCAGAATTAAAAGTTCCATACTTGTGAAGATTTGCTAAAATATAATTTAGATCAATTCCTTTGTAAGTATTCTCTTCTGCATTAAAATCATCACTAGAAGTCATTCTTTTCTTTTCTACTAGTATTTTAGCTATTAGAGCCTTACTAGTATTATCCATGTTTAGTCGTAAATCATCACCACTTTCTATTCCTAAAACACTCATAGCCTTACCAAACTGTGTAAGATTGCCCTCAGCGTCTTCTTGTTGCATATTAAATTTTATTCTAGCTTGACCTTTACTAGCTTCTGTGGTAAGCTTTGTTTTAATCTCTTGCCCTTTCTCACTTTCCAATGCCTTTTTTGCCGTAAATGCTAGAACTGGATTAACCAGATATGCGTACTTATAAGCATCAGACTCAGCAAAATCTATTATTTTTGATCCTATCTCTTTAATATATGTATTAGCTTCTCCTGCTACAACTCCTTTAGTATCACCTGTTTCGTTTTTAATTATACCATATCCTATAGCTATAGCTTCTCTTACATCAGTTGGAGTACTGTCAGTTGATTGAGCTAACTTCTTTATATTATTATTTGCATTAGTAATATAGCTTCTCATAACTGAATTATCTCCTTGAACACTTTTTACTTGAAAATCATTATAATCTCCTCCAAAAAATATACCAGCACCGTAATTTACATTTTTACCTTCTAAAGCTTTTGGTCTTACTATACCATCTATTTTATATCTATCGTGAGCATACGCGCCTGAGTGCTTTCCAGTAAAAGCATCTATAGGTGCAGTCTGCATTGTTCCTCCACCACCATGCATAATTAAAGGTTTACCAGTTTCAGCATCTGACCCTACAATAATTCCTATGTGCTCACTACCCATATTTCTACCTACTCCTCTTTTAGATTCACGATCTTCAAATTGAGCACCTCTTCTATTGAAGGTTATAACATCTCCTACTTTTAAATCTTTCCACAGACTTGCAGGAGGAAATGGCATTTTTCCTATATTACCACCCTCACTCTCTCTTGTATATTCTGTACCTAATCCCCATATTTGAGTACCGCCCTGCTCTAATAAAGCTGCTCTTCTATACCAAGCATCTTCAGGAGCTAAATCGCTTTTCCTTACATCTGGAAACATAGATAATAAATTATTAGTAGCTACCTCACTACATCCTTGTGCCGTACACTTTTGATTAGCCTCTCCTGTAAATGCAGGTAAATTATTTATACCTTCATCTTGAATATATTTTTTATATGCTTTAGAAGTTTCACTACCCCAATAACCATCAGCCCCAAACTTTGGCAGTTCATACCCTTTATCTAGTAACATGTTTTGAAGTTCTCTAGTACTACTTCTAATAGTTGTAGCTGTTGTCTTTTTTACAGGATCTTCAGAGTTTTCCATATCTTTTAGAACCGGCGTAGGATTAACGTATGGGGTTTCAGGTGTAGTTTCATTATTTTCATCTAAGTTATATACCCCTCTAGCTATAGATGCTGCACTATCTCCTTTAGCAGTAATCCAACTATCAGAACCTTTTCTTCTAGTTAAAAAATTATCTCCCTGCTTAGCATACTCCCATACAGAATCATAGTCTGTTACAATATCAGACACACCACCTTCTTGCATCTCTTTAACAGAAGCTTTTATTTCTAAATCGCTACTAGATAAAACATGTTTCTTTGATAAAAATAATTCTAAAGAGTTAGGCATATTATCTAAACCATGTCTACGACTTATAGTTTCAGTTGTACCTGCTACTTCATCATTTGGTATTACCTCTCCCTTTTCTTTGTATCCCCCTTCCTCATATGTAGTAGGAAAACCATAGCCAGATCTAGCATCTACATATGTAGACTTCTTTGGTTTATTTATATCGTTAGCAAATCCACCAGCCTCAGCTTCCTTAAACAGGTCTAGGAGAGAACCTTCATAGTTCATCTCCTTAGCCTTTCGCATTATCATTAATCTTTGTTTATTACTTAGAGGCATTCTTCTTTATCATTGCTTCAATCTTCTTCTCTTCTATATCAAGCTTTCTGTCATCTAACTCTGCTTGATCTTCAGCTATAGCTGCTTTGAGTTGTAGATCTTGTCGTTTTAAATCGTCATCAGCTTGTGCATTGATTAGAGCAATCTCTATTTGTGTATCGCGATTTGCTTGAGCGCTCTGTAGCTCCATCTGTGCAATCTCTTTATCAGACTGTATTTTCTGCTGTTGCATTTCTTGCTGAGCTTGTTGCTGCGCTTGTTGTAATTCTGCAGCTGCCTTCTCAGCTTCTTCAATCTTCTTCTTAATAGATGTAAAGCTGTTGGCGTCTATTGCTTCTGCTACAATAGATGCTGGTGTACCATTCTGTATCATAGCTTGTGCAAGCTGTTCTACTTTTAGTTTCTTTTGAATATCATCACCTGCATCACTCATAAAGATACCGTAGTTAGTTTCTGAATATTCTGTAGGTTCTATTGATAAAAACTCTTGTGTACCATCACCCATATAGTACATAGTATTCTTACCATTAATCCATGCATCTTTAGAATAATCAAGTAATGCTTGTAGATCTCTTTGTTCCATATTAGAAAACTTACGGAATATGTCCTCTGTGATATGTGATGATTGTACGATAGCCTGTTGACTTGTGCCTTTACCTTCATATGTACCAATAGTACCTTGTCTTTGTCTATTTACACCAGATAGCTTTTCAAACTCCTGCATGATAGACTCTAGTAAAGTTATATATTGATTTATAGTTTTGATAGACATATCTAGTACAGCTTGGTGCTGTGGATTAAGCTGTATACCTTCTTTATTATAATCTACCCATGCAATACCAGTTGCATCAACATAGTACATAAACTTATCCATATCCCACTTCTTAGGGATCATATTGATGTCAAACTGTGCAATAATATCTTTTGATTTTGCAATAGCTATTTCTAATCTATACTTGTAGATATTGTAGTTGATTTGATAAGGAATACCTAATCCTACAAGTGATATGTTTTCTGAGTTAATGTCAGAGTATGTTCTACCATTTATAGGTAACTTACACTCACCAACATTATTCATTGATGTTCTTTGATTGTCTACAGGTTGCATCTTGAGATATATCTCATCACCTATTTTTGTACCCTCCCATACTTCAGGAACCCACTCATAGCTAATTGTAGCACCTGCTTCTTTTAATTGTTCAGGCATCTTGAATGTCTCTGCTACAACCTCTTCTTCTATTGAACCAGTCATTGGATTCATATACTTCAAGAATCCTACACGTTTCATAGATTTCCAGTATATAGTATTTACTTCAATCAATCGACTTCTATACTGCTCTTGTCCGTACATAGAATATCCTTGAGTCATGTGAGAATCTCTTGTAAACTCTGATGGGTTTTCTAACTTGTCTATTTCTTTATCAGTCAAAAACTCTCTGTATGTATCTAAGATTGTAGATGCATGAGCAAATTTTCTTACTACTGCCCAATCTGCGTCTTCTACAAAGTCAAGGTCAGGATCTTTATCATAATCTACATCAATAGGATTTAGTATCTCAAAGAATGGCTCATCGTGTCTTACTCCTCTATGTGTATAACACTCACCAGACACTAAGAAATGAAACCATGCTTTCTGCATTTTATCATAAACTTCTTGCTCCTGCATAATGTAGTTCATTGCATTCTGTCCAATAATAGCTCTGTTATCTACATAAGATGCATCAAACATTTTTGCTACATGTTCAGGTAATTCTACATCTTGGCTAGGCTGTCCAGTATCTACACCTTGCGCATTCAACATGTTTACTAACTGCTGTTGCATAGCCTGACCTACTGCAGCTTTCTTTGCTTCTTCTTTACGTGATATGGTGTCCGCATTTTTAACTACAACATTATAGTTGAGAGGTCGTTTAGATTTTTCGCCCAGAAGTAGATCTATGATGGGCTTTATTATAGGATAGTTACGTATCTTAGAGGGAAAGTTTGCACGAGATTTTCCATAAGGTTTTGTTACGTATTTGTAATCTTCTTCCTCTACATGTCCATTATAATAGTCATACAATGTTTGTAGCTTACTTCTGCGGTTACCATATCCGCTAATATTTGATAAATTTAAATAGCTATCAACACACTCTTTTCTCCATTTATCATTCTTCTTGGAGAGAGCTTGTTTCTGCTTGGGTATGTCTGCATTTGATCCGTACATATCTTAAAACATTTGTCTATCGAAGAAAGCATCTGTAGATCTATCTTCGTATATATTTTTTATTTCAGCATTATACAATTCTCTAGAATGGTACATTGCTATCATAAGAGACATAACTCGGTCAAAGTTACCCTTATGATTAAATTTAATTAATTCTTGTAACAGTGCTGGGTCATAGATCTTATGCAAATTTAACGATTCTTTGCCCTCACTTTCAACCCCTCGTGTTGAATTTAACCAATCTCTTATATATATCTCACCTTGCTGTTTTCTAGCCTGCGTCATATGCATGCCATAACTACGTTTTACACGTCTAGATTGTAGTTGTTTTTTATCCAACATTTCAAACTCTGGCTGCAATCTATGTAACTTCCTGTGACGTTTTGCATATGCTATTACCTCACCTCTATCATTCTCAAATCCTATTTTAGCATTATAATAATCAGCTAGCATAAATAAATTACGATTGAACTCATCTTGAGTTTCAGGCCTACCTACATAACTAGCTACGATAATATCATCAGGCTGTGATACATTGTTTACTCTCTTAATTACATATGCAGATCCAAGTGATGTAGAATCTGCTGATCTATTCTGTCCGTAAGGGTCATGCCCGATAATATATAAGTTATGTGGCGTTACCCCATCTTTACCTTTGTATGGAGCTTCCCACATAGTTACGCATCCTGCATTGTTATCAGTCTTATTGTGTGGAAACTTAAATATAGGTTTTAAGCTATAGTCAGGTGTAAATTTTATCTTTTCTCCTTTACCATAGTGCAGTCTACCAGGTATAGATCTAGAAGTCAGGTTGTTAGCTTTTACATTATTATACTGAGCTTGTAAAGATGATACATCAAACAGATTAGCTGTTATTTGTAGGGTAGCTTCGCCTGGATTCATAGGATGCTCAGCTATATACTGATCAAATGTTTTTGTATCAGATGCTAGTTTTTTCTTCTCTCTTTGATCTACCTCATAGTTCTTTGCTCCTATAATATCTGAGTTACCATCTTTATCTATAAAACCCTCTAAGTTCTGATATATAGGTACAAAGTATCCACATCTGCTACCCTGTGCACCATCATCCCATATATTCTCAAATGCTAAACAATCATATGCATCTGGACTATAGAATAGTTCTTCTAATGCATGAAAGTCAGATCCTGTGGCACCACCTGTACCAAATGCTATCATAGTACCTAGTGTTTTACTACCCTGACGCATTGTTGGCATAGCCACTTCCCAAGCCTTCAAAAGACCAGGAAATGATCCTGCTTCTTCAAAGAAAACTAGATCACCTGCCTTACCACGAACCTTGTCAGGATCGTCCTTCAATGATACGCCTATTATCTGAGCTTTCATACCAAGCTCAACTAGTGCACCGTTTATATTTTTTTTATAACCTGCCTGTTTGTGCATCTCACGATCTCTAAGACGTGGTTGTGTCCATGCAGTATTATCATCTATAAATGACATGATGTCCCAGGCTTTAGATAATAAACCATCACCAATCAGATATTCCTTCTGACTAGCAAATACATAGCCTCTACTACCTCTTTGAAAATAATAGTTTCTTATTAGCATAGATGCTGCTTTATAAGAGAATCCTTTACGTCTAGCTTTTAGTACTGCTAAATGTTTATCTTCTTTTCTTGCTTGATCTACTGCGTTGAAGTATTCGTAGTCTCCATCATAGAAGGATGGAAAGCTATTCTCACGTCTATTAAGTGTACTACCATCTGGTTGAACTTCTTCTACAGCTCTCTCCATACGACAGTAGTTTAAATAAAAGTAATGAAATCCAGTTATCTTTATTCCTTTAGCTTCATACCCATAAATAGATCTTTCTCTTTCTAGGTCCCAGTAGTCATAGTAACTTTTAGTACCGGGCAAAGCATTAGTATAGTAACCATATTTTAAGAAATGATTAGCTGCTGGGCTAAGACTTTCAGAGCCTATAAACTTTTTATTCTCAATAATTCCTGACATTTCTCATACTCTTCTAGTTCTGTGAAATGCTCAATAAGTAGATCTAAAGTTGCCTCATCTCTACCATCACTACTAATAGGATCAAATGGTAAGTAAAACTCTGTTATAGATTTATTATCTAAATCTTCATATACAGTATCCATAGTAATTCTTTTAGTTATAAAAGCATAAGCATTGTCCATTGCAGCATGATAATCTTCTATGTCTTTTAAAAAATCCATACTCCAAATCTACGAACTATATTTGTTAACTACAACTCCTCCTCTATTAGGATTGTTGGCTTGTTCTTCTTTTTTAACCTGCTCTTCTAGTTTTGATAAACCGTCTACTACATCTCCCATCTTAGATAGATTAGCTACTAAATCTTTTGCATGAAATATTGGCTTACCATTATCATCCATCAGTGTTAGATCTACAGTATCAAAATACTTTTGCAGTTTACGTACAGAGTTTCTAGCAGACTTTAGCAATCTTACTGCAGAAGTCTCATTTAACTCTCTGTATTTATCACAAGCAGCTTTTATTTTTTCATCTTCTTGCCACTTGCTATCTAAGCCAAATACATTTATCTTGACTTCAGATCCTCTTTCTTCTTCTCCATATACCGCAAAAGGAGATCTGTGATCACATTTAAAATAGACATAAGCTAATTCTTGAGTTGCTTTTTTCTTGCTAGCAGTCTTGTCTCTGTCTACTAAATCTTTAAACGCCTGTATAGTTAAGGCATAAGAATTAGGTATAGCTACGTTATTATCTATTGTTATTAGATCCATCTTTCAATGCAGTTATATATTCTCTTCTCTTTTTGTTTGATGAAAACCTTCCAAAATATGGTATCCTAATAGCATCAAAGTTACCTTTCTCCATAATGTTTGCAACATATTTAAACTGGTGCATTACAATACTTTCTACTTTCTTCAAAGGTAAGTTATACTTCGTCGCTAGTTTTTGGATTATCTGTTTTTGGTTTTTGCTCACCTATCTTTATATTTAATTTCTTTCCTCCTTCACCTACAATTTGTTGTTTCCAACGTGGCGGATCATCTGGACATTTTGTTGTTTTCCATCTAGCTTTATATTCTACCAGACACCCACATAAACCACATCTGTTTAGTTTATCTAAAAAATGTTCACAGTTAAAACATGCATCTACACGATCTTGATAATCACCTTCGCTTACGCTTGGCATACCTTCTTTCACAAAAGTTGTTAGCTCCTTGCTGAAGGTCTTTATCATTTGAAAGGCTGTAGGTAGTTTCTTCTCTTCCATCGTTAATTGTTATCTCTAGACATATACCATAAGGATCTTGTACTATATCTATATCATATCCATATTCATTAGTCCATAGACTTATTACTGGTTTTATCTCGTCCGTTATTGATTTGAATCTCGACATGTGTAGTATCTGAATTTAGTAATGTATGTAAGGTATAACTATTATCACTAAGCACCAAGACTTTTTTATCTTTCAATCGTTTTATATAGTTATTTAACGTATTATAGTCAGATATGCCCATGGCTCTAGCTGCTGCTTGTTTATTTTTTAAGTCTGCTATATTACCAGTCATGGTTATAGATTCAGCATCTATTAAATTTGCTAGTACTTCAATCTCTTTTTTTGTAAGATCAAATATACCATTCCAAATACTTATCTGCTTTATCGTGCTATCTGCGTTAATTGTTATCTTCATTATCTACAGTTACTATAATTACATACTCATACTCTCCTATGAGTACTTCTACATCCCAAGTAGAATTAATATTTTTTTCTTTCCACATATTAAGTTTTTCTTCAAACTCCCATAAGAGAGTGAATAATTCGTCCCAGCTATGGGTTAAAAATTTAGTTCTTATCAAACTTACCTAGTATATTATGTTCGTTTATTAATATACAAGGCTTACCATTGATAGTCATACGCATAGCTTCTGATAAAGGATTTACAAGTATTGTATCTCCTACTTCAGCCATTATACATTGAGGACCTGCAGCTAATACTTCTAACACATTAGTTGCCATCTTCTTTGCAGTTGAGTCATCTAAGATTAACCCTGATTCTGTTTCTTTTGTAGTTGGGTCTGGTAGAACTAACCAGTTCCCATAAGGTCTAAATTCTGTTTTCTTTGCCATTATCTTAATTTTAATAATGCAAAGTTATAACAAAATAATTTACAGTTGCAAGAAAAATTTAATAAAGTTTTGGTAAAGGCTTATATCCACCATTCATAGCTCTACTTGTTTTACGCTTTTTACCAGATGCAGTAGTTGACCATTTTACTCTACCAGGGCCAGTTTTCTTCCTGGCTTCTGATTTAGATATACTACCTGCTACTTTTGATGGTCTACATGCTGGGTATCCACGACGTTTATCTTTTTTACCAGATCTACCACAAGGTTTACCTGTCTTTACGTCCACCCATTTTTCAGCAAACCATTTACCTAATCCACCTTTTGCCATGATCAGTCTAGTTTAGCAGGCCCTTTCTCCATAGTGAATCCACCTGTTAAGGCTCTTTTCTTTTTTACTCTATTGTCAGCTCCTCGCCATGTGCCACCTTTTGATTTGTACCATTTAGATGCCCACGCATTAGCATATGCAGATGGATATACTTTAAACTTTTTTCTGGCCGCAGCTTTCGCTCGTGACCACAGGCTAGGATTATTTGGTTTTGATTTTGCCATAATTATAATTATATATGCAGTCTGGATACAGGTTCCCCCTAGCGACTATCGCCTTTTTAATTTCAGTCAGGATTTTAAACTTAGCAGTGCTTTCTTCTTTGAGAAGACCCAGGGATAGTTACCTCGGTGTTAATTCACCACACGTACCTAATATGTATTCTACCCCAACTAAGTTCTATACCTTTCTTTTATGAGACTATTGGAGAAAACTCTAGTCCTTATTTAGGACCTACAATCCAACTTCTGACCCCGTACTGCCCTTTCGGTCCTCGGGGGTGATACCCTGGTAAGGGTGTCTCGGGTACAAATATATATATAAAAAATAAAACAAAAAAAATTTTTTGCAAAATTAGTGAGCGCGTAGACCTCCTCAAATATAGCGCCTATCGGCTTTGCGCGCAATGGGTACCCCCCCATTGTGCATAAATTTGTAACCAATTAAATTTTATATATTATGGCAAACGTAACCGACTTTAAAACGGCTAAAAGTTTCAAGACAGCTTGGGACAAATCAACAGCTCAACCTGCAGTACAGGCAGGCTCTAAGCTAGATGTAGGTGAACACAATGTAATTTTCAAAGGCTTTCGCTTGATTGAATATGAGAGAGAAAACCAAATGAGAAAAATTGCTTTGTGTGTATTCACTTGTAAGAATGTAGAAGATACGGGTATAATCTCAGATGCAGACGCTATGAAGATTAAACCATCTACTAAATTAACTTGTGTAACTACGGCACACAAAGAAAGTGGAACTAATCGTAATAAAGTAGTACTTAAATAGTACTACTTTTTTTAATTATCTAAGGCGTATTATGCGAGTGTGAGCGTGAGTATCACCTCGTATACTACCCTTTTTACTACAATTGCCGTATTATATCAAATTAAATTATAGTATAATATAACATTAAGTAATCAATTAAATCAATTATATCATGAAGTATCACACTTATCGCAGAATACAATTCTGCTATTATTTATTAACATTCATTAGCATTTGCGTAATGATAACATTTGGAATAATTGCCGTCGTTTGCGGTTCAGTATTATATGGATGTCTAACAGCTTCAGCAGTTGTATTTGCATCTATAGGAGTTAAAAGATCAGAAGAATATCAAACTAAAATAGACAAGTATTATGAGTAACGATGAATTATTTGAGCTTGTAGCAGTGCTTACTGCTAAGAATATGGCTCTTGAAGAAGAGATAGAGCGTTTAAACAATCAAACAGATCAGTTAGTAGACGAGATTAATGGGTTAAATGATGAGTTAAATCCTTGTTATCAAGATGAAGATGAAGATCATCAATCAGATGGTAGGTATAACTCCTATCCAAATTTTTATTCAGATCCTAAGTCTGTAGAAGTAGATTTATTGCATAAGATTAATGATCTTGAGACTAAAGTTGTAGATCTTGGACAATCTATCTGGGAAAGAGTTAATGAATTAGATCAGAAGTTTAATTCAATGAATTCTAGACTAAAGGGTACTAACTACGAATTAGTGAAGATAAAGAAGGTATTAATAGAAGAGGAGGAAGACAATGGATGAATCCGTATATCACCGTCTTAATGAACTTGAGAAAGATAAAGATTACCAAGAGAATCAGATTAATAAGTACAGAACTCCAGAGAGTGAGTATGAAACAATCGATTCTTTTGGTAGTTTCACCCATAGAAGACGATGGGAACAGAGAGTTAACTCTGATGAATATTATCTTGAAAGATT